GATTAGGGAAGGGGTAGGGGGAAGCCGGAGTGTCGAGGGGCCGGAATTTCTGCTCTGCCGCTTCGATCTCTTTCCGCTTCTTTGCGGAAACCTTTGCTTTTGCCATAGTGAAATACCTCCAAATTGATTTTACCACACTTCGATTTCCAGTTCAATCACGCGCTTGCCGGAACCGTAGGTGCGGGACGGGCCGGTGCGGGTAGAACGGACACCGGTGATCTTGTGATGGGTGCCAACGGCAAGAACGGCCTCCGACTGACTGGGCTGGATGAATGCCGCCCGGGTGCTCTTGGCGGTGTGATACCGGATCAGCACCTCACGGTTGCCGGAAACGGAGCCGCCCTGCCCATGCTTGCCTGCACTGCGGCTGCCGCCGGGCTGCGGCCAGAAGGGGTTGTCACGGCTGTCGTAGGCGGTGGACTCTAGGCAGTCGTTCGTCCAGGTCTTGCCCACCAGCGCCTTGCGCAGCTGGCTGTCGCTCATGCTCTGGTAGTTGTTGACCTTCAGGCGCTTCAGGAAGTCGTCGTGGTCGGCGCGGTACAGGGTGGTCTCCTGCCCGATGGGCTTTGCCAGCTTGTCCACTGCGTCCATCATGGCCTGCTGCCGTGCGGTCAATGGCAGCTTATTGGCGGCTGCCCAGTTGGCGTTCTGGCTCAGGGCCTTGCCATTGCTCTGCATGACCGGGTTGATGTAGTCGGTCACGCCTGCGGCCAGCGCCGGGTCGCGCATCATCTGCCGCTGCGCGGCGCTCTCCATCGCGGAGGCCTGCTGCGGGGTCAGATGGCCGAAGCCATTTGCGCCGGTGGGTGGGCCTGCCTGCTGGGGCGCTACCGGTGCTGCCGGTGCCGCCTGAACTGCCGGTGCTGCTTGAATCGTGGGCATCGCCTGTGCGGCTGCTGCGGGCGCTCCTGCGCCGCCTCCCATGCCCTGGGAACCTCTCATGCTGCTGCCTCTGCCGCCCATCACTGCGCCTCCTCTCTGGCCCTTACGCGGGTCGCCATGCTGTGCGGGAATGCCTGCCACGGGATGCTGTGCTCCCGCAGCAGTGCTGCCATTGCAGGCGGCGTTTTACCGTAGACCAGAATCTCGGATGGCTCAGTCTGCCGGATCAGCTCTTTCAGCCCTCCCATCAGACCATCGGATGCGTCCTTGTGGACGAGACAGCCCACCGTGCTCACTGCCACCGCGCCGCCTTTGCTGATGCCGTCGAAGCACCAGTGGAAGCTGTCCTCATCCGACCAGCTTGCTGCCGGAATGGCGCAGACCCCGTTGTGCTGCAGCCATGCGGTGAGCAGTTGGTTCCGGTAGTGGTTCCAGTGCTGGATGGGCGCGGGGAAGTCGGTGTAAAGCGAGAAGTCCGGGCCGAGCACCAGCGGGCATTTTGCCAGCGCATCGAGATACCGCTGCGGCTGCCTCCAGAAGCGCTCGAACTGGTAATCGTCGAGGAAGAAGTGCACGCCTGCGTTCTCCGGGTGCCTGCATGTCAGCAGCTCGTTGAAGCCGATCAGGTGATCAACCCCAAAGGGTAGCGGCAGGGCCTTGGTGACGGGGTTGCCCGCCGGGGGTCAGCTCGAGGCCGTCCAGCAGAAACCAGTTCACCAGCTGGCCCGTCCTCATCCGCTCGTTAGAAAAACCCATGCTCCACCCTCC